CCTGCTCAAGGTTTAATAACATACTTAACAGGATCAACAAACGAAGGATTATACTATTATAATAGTGGTTCTCAAGTTGGATGGCATAAAGTATTAACTAATACTGGGTCACAAAATATAACAGGTTCATTAAATGTACAAGGTAACTTAACCCAAAATGGAACAAGTTTACAAGCATTATCAATTGCTTATGCAATAGCATTAGGATAATTTTTATATATTTATTATTATGACAATATACGAAGTACAATTATTACAAGATAGAAGATGGGAAACAGTATTTAGTTGCTATGACCAATATCGTTCCGAACAAGTTATGGTTGAATTACAAAATAAAACTACATCTGGAGAACAATATAGATTAGTAGAAAATAACACAAATTAAAGAGTAAATAAATGAAGGCATTATTAGAAACATATACGTTTAGCCCATCAACTAAACAAGTTACTTTTATAACTACCCAAACAATAACTCTTGAGCGTTTATTATTAATTACAAATGTAACTACCAATCAAATTATATATAACTTTGCTGACCCAAACTCAGGAGGTACATTATCTGGAAAAGTACTTACTTTAAGTTATAATACAACTGCAATGTCTGCATCTGATAAATTACAAATTTATTTAGAAAATGGATATTCACCTGCTTCCGATGAAACACTTCAACTAGTTAATGAACAAACAGAGTTATTAAGACGTATGACTAAGTTACTGGAACCATCTTCAAGAGCAACATCTACTGGTTTACAAATGGTTGATGCTTCTTTTACTACAATTACTGCTACAAATCAACATAACTTAACATTTTTAGGTGGTGCACAAAACTCAACAATAACAGCAGCAGAAGCAATGTTTTTCCCTCAATCAAGACAATCATACGCATTAATAAGACAAAACTTAATATTTAGCTAATATGGCTTTAGTAAACAGACTTAGAAAAATAGTAGATCAACCCGTATGGGAATGGATGAGATACTCTCCATTTACAAACAACGCAAGTTCTACTTATATATTACCTCCATTAACAGGAAGTGGAAATCAGTACATATATGCCATTGCTAGTACTACCTTTTATAAATACGATACCTACTCAGATTCATGGGCTATCATAAATAGTGGTGTTCCTGTTAGTGTAACTAGTACATGTACTGGTACTTGGAAAGTAGATGATGGTTATCATACTTATGCTATAGCTGGAAGTGGTTCTACAATTACTGGAGCATTTTTAGCTGGTGAAACAGTTAAAGGATATAAAATAAAAGTTATAAATGGGTTAGGAGCAGGACAAGAACGTACTATAACTGATGTATCTGAAACTACAACATTTGATTACCTTACTGTAACAGCCTTCCAGAACACATCTAATACTACAGGTTTTATAACTGATTCATCTAAAAAATGGAGAATAAATCAATGGAGAAACTACCAAATTCGAGTTTATTTAGGTACTTCACAACAGTACTTTGTAAGAACTATTCTTTATAATAATAATGATACCTTATACTTTGCAGATGCTAACTGGCATGCTATAGATACTCATAATGCTTATAATCATGGTTGGGATTCTACTTTCTTAACACCTAGCACTTCTTATGGTTCAAGAGCAGTCATTGAATCTAGTGTTATAACTTTAGATTCACCCTTAACTACTACTTTAGATATTACAAGTGAATGTGTGGTTAAATGTGGAACATTACATTACATAACAAATGTAGCAGCTGGTTCATTTTTTACTCATTATTGGTGGGAACCACTTAGAGGCCAATGGTTCTCAAGCCATACCCAAACTGGAGTTATACCTTCATATACTGCTGCTTCTGAATTATATATTGAAGGAATTGATAGTACAATTGTAGCAGCATATGACACAGGATCTATAACAACTGCTACATCTAGATCATTTACTGATAATACTAAAACATGGGTTCCTGGCCAATTTAATAACTATAAAGTTAGAAATTTAACTAATGGTCAAGAACATACTATTATTAGAAATACTAATGATACTATCACTATAGGTCATGACTGGGATTTTCCATTAAGTGCTAGTAATTTATATGACATAGTACCTGATGATGATAAGTATTATATGATGGGGGCAGCTAATGCTACATTAGCCCAATACTCAGATGAAAGTAATTCATGGTCTCCTTCTCAAGTATTTGATTGGGGTGTAGCTAATATAGCATATGTTCAATATTCTTCTAGTACTGAAATGAAATTTCCAATTTCTACTATTACTAGAACTGGAGCAGTAGCAACTGTAACAACAATTGCTAACCATTCTTTTAAAGATGGAGATAGAATCTTTGTATCTGGGGCTTTAGGAGCTGATGCATCTTTTTATAATGGATTTTTTGTAGTAACAAGTTCATACCCTTTATCTACTGCATTAACAGCAGGCACAGGCCCTACCCAATTTACTTATGGTATGAGTAGTACACCTTCAGCTAATGCTACATTAAACTCTCATACTACTTCTCCAATTTTTGATGTGTCTAAAAACTGGATAACAAATGAGCATGTTGGTAAAGTATTACAAATATGGAATAACACAGCTCAAAATCCTACTACTTATTATCGCTTAATAGCTAGTAATACATCCCAATCATTAACATTAAACTCAGTCCTTCCTGCTACAATAGCAGGAGCAATTTGGGGATATAATATTATTTCATCTGCCTCATTCCAGGCGAGTTATGGATTAGACCCAGCTCCTTATACTGGTAGTACTTATTTTGTATCAGGTAGTACAGTTAATGGAGCACCATTTGTATATGTTACAGCTAGCTTATCAGCAAGTGTTTTAGCTTTACCATTAGGAGCCCCAATAACAGGATCAGGTATCCCTGCAGGTACATTTTATAGATCATTTGATATAGCACCTACAGCTCCTCAGTTTATATCAATGTCTATAAGTGCAAATGCTACAGCTACTGCTAATATTTTTACTACATCAAGTATGGCTTCAACTTGGGGACATGGTGTATGTACTTCTGGTACTACTACTGTGTTAACTGATAGTAATAAAAACTGGCCTTCTAACTTTTGGGCGGGTGCTCGTTTAAGAATTTTAGCTGGAACAAACGTAGGTAATGAATATATTATTACTGCTAATACTAGTAATACTCTTACTGTAGCATTAACAACTGCTTTTGATTCAACAAGTGTTTATAGTATTATACCTAATGCTCTAAGAACAACAGGAGGAGAACTAAAATGGATTTATGGATACGGACCATCAGGTTCTGCTGCTAATAGAGGAAAATATATTTACTTATTTGAAGGTAACTCTACTACAAGATATACTAAATATAACATTAATACTATGCAACTTGAATTCCCAAGAGCATCTTTATTAGGAGTAAACACTAGTGAATTATTAGGAACAGGCACAATGTATGCTTATGATGGAGAAAGTAGATTATATATTCAATCTAATGCTACTGCCCGTATATATTATTTAGATGTTGACTTAGATATAACACACAACGCAGGCCAAATACCAGCAGGTATGAGTACAGCTGTTCAAGGTCGAAGAATGTGGATGATTAGAACAGAAGATAACTTAAAATACCTTTATGTAGCAAGACATACTGATACTCCACTCTGGAGACAACTAACATTCTTTTAATATATGGCTGATAACTCAAATAGAATAGTAGTAAATTTAACCACTAACAATGTTGTTGTTAATAATACTGATAATAACCAATTAACAGTAGTACAACCTGTAACAGATATTATACAAGTAAACTCACCCGGACCACAAGGTGCTATAGGTCCATCAGCCCCTTTTACTAATATAAGTACTAATATTTGGGCTACAACAAGTAGTTTACAAGTAACAAGCTCAATAAATATAAGTGGTAGCATTACTTTAAATAACCTACTAACTATATTACCTACACATCCCCTCCCATCCGGGGTAGCTACTGGATCATTTGCTGTATCTTCTAGTGTTCCGCCAAAACCTTATTTCTTTGATGGGACAAGTTGGAATGTTCTTTATTAATATTTATAACAAAACCTAACACATGGCTAACATCCCAATATATCCTGGTTCAAGTTCATTTATCCCTGGTAATACACCTTTTGGATTTTATGACTATGATTATGACTTTCAAATTGATGCCGATAAAATAGTAACATTTTGTGCTCGTCGATTAGGGTATCCATTAGTGGATGTTGAACTTCAAGACTTAAACTTCTATACTGCATTTGAAGAAGCAATTACTACATATGGAAATGAAGTTTATGCATATAAAGTTAGACAAGATTATCTTGATATAGAAGGATTTACTACTTCATCTGCATTAAACCATTCATTAATTCGCCCTAACCAAGGAGGAATTATTCGTATCTCTGAACAATATGGAATTGAAGCTAATGTAGGAGGAGATGTTAACTTCTACTCAGGATCTATAATACTTAAAGAACATGTTCAAGATTATGATTTAAATGAATGGGCTGCTTCCCAAAGCTTATCAGGTCAAAATGTTACAATAACTCGTTTATTTAGAAATCAAATTCCTGCTTCTGTAAGATACTTAGATCCTTACATTGGAGCTGGTAATGAGTATTTAAACATATTAAATGACTTTGGTTGGGCTAACTACGGTATAGCTAATACTGCTACCTTATATCCTATTTATTTTGATATTCAAAAGATTCAAGAGATTGAAATGAATGACTTAGTAAGGAGATCACAAATATCTTTTGAACTTAGAAATAATAAATTAAGATTATTCCCTAAACCTGGTGAGGGAGAAAATGGAGTTAGATTATGGTTTGAATATTACCTTAAATCTGAAAAAAACACCCCAGTTGCTCCTTCTGGATCAGGATTAGTTACTAATGTTTCTAATGTACCATTTGCAAACCCCATATATGGGCAGATTAATTCTATTGGTCGTCAATGGATATTTGAGTATACATTAGCACTATGTAAAGAAATATTAGGATATATTAGAGGTAAATACTCAACTATCCCCATCCCTAACTCAGAAGTAACATTAAATCAAGGTGATCTTATAGCTGCTGCTACTGCTGAAAAAACTGCTTTAGTTGACAAATTAAAACTTTATTTAGAAGAAACTTCTAGGGAAAAAATACTAGAAAGAAAATCTTTAGAAACAGATGCTAGATTAAAAGAATTACAACAAACCCCTTACTTAATTTATATAGGATAACATGGCTTTATTTGGCGGAGCAAGAGATATCAGTTTATTTAGAAACCTTAATCGAGAATTATTAGGGGATATTATCACTCAACAAATTGCATACTATAAGTATGATTATGGAAAAAATAAAGTTAATATATATGGTGAAGCTATAGATAAATTTTTCTTTACTCCTGTTCTTTTAAATTGTTTAATTCAAAGAAACGACCAAACATGGGGATCAAGTGATTTAGGTCCTGATGTTACAAGAACTATGACCTTTAACTTATTTAGAGATGATTTAAAAGATGCACAAGTTGTACCTGAAGTAGGAGATATAATCATGTGGTATGAAAGTTTCTTTGAACTAGATAATATCCAAGAAAATCAACTTTTTGTTGGTAAATCTGAAGAATATCCATATAATCCTAATCCACTTAATCCTGGGTTAGAAAACTTTGGATCTAGTATTTCAATCATATGTCAAGGACAATTAATCCCATCTGATAAATACAGTTTAACTAAAGCTAGAATCTGATGCCTGCTAGAAAACCCATACCTAAAACCCAAGCTGAAATCAGCAATGAGAGAATTAACCCATATAGCTCAGAGTATGGTAATGCTAATGATTCATCTTTTGAATTAAATCCTTTAAATAGAGGTAATCAAATATCATCTACTGGTGATACCTCTAAATCTTTTAACATCAGTATCTCAGATATAGATGAAGCAATTCATTATTATTTTACTAATGTTATTAAACCTTCTGTATATCAAAACAATACCCAAATCCCGGTTCCTATAATATATGGAAGTCCTGAGAGATGGAAAGCAGTTCAAGCAGATGGGTATTATAGAGATCAAAATGATAAAATAATGTCTCCTTTAATTATGTTTAGAAGAGAATCATTAGAAAAAAACTTTAATATGGGGAATAAATTAGATGCTAATCGCCCCCACAATTATGGAATTTTTGTAGAAAAATGGAATCAAAGAGATGCATATGATAATTTTGCTTTATTAAATAATCGTAAACCTCAAAAGAAAATTCATGCTGTTGTTATTCCTGACTATGTAACTATAAGTTATAAATGTATAATTATGACTTATTTTGTAGAGCAAATGAATAAAATAGTTGAAGCTATAAATTACGCTTCTGAAGCATATTGGGGAGATCCTGAAAAATTTAAATTCATAGCTAGAATAACTTCTTTTACTACTAATAACTCAATATCACAAGGTGAAGAAAGAATAGTTCAAACCGAATTTACTATCACACTTAGAGGACATATAATCCCTGATTCTATCAATAAAGAATTAGCATCAATAAAATACTTCCCAGATAAAACTCAAGTAGTCTTTAGTACTGAAACTTCAATTACCCCCGAAGACTCAACATATCCTAATAGATCTACACCTTTTTACCCATCAGATATTACTTCCTTTACGGATGGAGTTGATTCTTAAAAATGATTATATATATTTATAATAAAAATAAGTTTATAATATGAAAACAGTTTTATCAAATGAAGAATTAGATTCTTTAAAAAATCTTAAAGAACAATATAACCAAACAGCTTTAACATTAGGAAGACTTGAATTAGAAATTCTTAATTTAGCTGAAGAAAAAGAAAAAATTAAACAACAATTTTCTGATTTAAAAAATCAAGAATTAGAATTAGTTAATCAAATCAAAACCAAGTATGGTGAAGGAAGTATAAGTTTAGAAACCGGAGAATTTTCCCCTGTATCCTAAACTTTGAATAGAGTTCGCCATATTTATTAATAAAAAACATATAAAACATGGCCGAAACTTTAATATCCCCTGGTGTTTTAGCAAGAGAAAACGATCAATCTTTTGTTTCTGCAACCCCTGCACCTATCGGTGCAGCTATTGTTGGTCCAACTTTGTTGGGTAAAGTAGGTATTCCAAAAATAGTAACCACTTATTCTGATTATTTACAAAATTTCGGAGGTTATTTTGTTAGTGGAGGTAATACTTACAACTATTTAACAGCATTATCTGCATATAATTATTTTAACAACGGTGGTACTAGTTTATTAGTTACTCGTGTTGCAAGTGGTTCATTCACTCCTGCATCTAGTTCTAATGTAAGTGGTAGTACAACAGCTGTTAATAATATATTTTCATTAGAATTTCTTACTGATGGTATCATTGGTAACAATAGTGGATCAGAAGTAAGCAGTTCATTGCCTAGTGGTAGTTCTTATAATGTTCGTTGGGAGGTCCAATCACCAAATACATCATCAGGAACATTTACTCTATTAATTAGAAGAGGAGATGATACTGCTAATACTCCTACTGTTTTAGAAACTTGGACTAATCTTTCATTAGATCCTAATCAATCTAATTATATTGAAAAAGTAATTGGTAATCAAGCAAGAAACATTCGCACTGACGATGGTATATACATACAACAATCAGGTAGTTATCCTGTAAATAGTAAGTATGTAAGAGTAAAAACTGTAAACCAAAAGACCCCTAATTTCTTTGATAATAACGGAGCAGCAGTATCAACATTTACTGGTTCTATCCCTGCAGCTCAAAGTGGTGCATTTGGTGGGGGAACTGGTGAAAATGTTCCAGTAAGCTGGCAAGCTAATTTTTACGAAAACATGGGTGGTTCAAATCTACAAGGAATAGGCCCAAATGACTATACTCAATCATTTGCTATCTTAGCAAATAAAGATGATTATAAATATAACATTATTACGGCACCTGGATTAATGCGCGGTGAAACAGGCCACGTTACCCCAATTAATACATTGATTAACAATACCCAAGACAGAGGTGATGCTATTGCAGTTATTGATCTAGTAAAATACGGAACAACTATAGCTTCAGTTAAAACACAAGCTGCTGCTTTAAATACTAGCTACGCGGCTGCATACTGGCCATGGGTTCAAATTGTAGACCCTGATACTCAAAACCTAGTATGGGTTCCCGCCTCTACAGTAATCCCAGGCGTTTATGCTTACAACGACCAAGTAGCTGCTCCATGGTTTGCACCAGCAGGTATTAATCGTGGTGGATTAACTCAAGTGATATTAGCTGAAAGAAGATTATCATCTGCAAATCGCGATGACTTATACTCAGCTAAAATAAACCCAATCGCTACCTTCCCAGCAACTGGAGTTGTAGTATTTGGTCAGAAAACATTACAAAATAAAGCAAGTGCTTTAGATCGTGTAAATGTTCGCCGCTTATTAATTACTCTTAAGAATACTATTTCTAATATATCTAACACATTAGTATTTGAACAAAATACATTAGCTACTAGAAATACATTCTTAGCACAAGTAAACCCATACTTAGAAAGTGTACAACAACGTCAAGGTTTGTATGCTTACAAGGTAGTAATGGATGAAAGTAACAACACTCCAGATGTAGTAGATAGAAACCAATTAAGAGGAGCTATTTATTTACAACCAACTAAGACAGCTGAATTTATTATATTAGATTTCAACATCTTGCCAACAGGAGCTACTTTCCCATCATAAAAACTGAAGTTTAATAATATTTATAATAAAATAATAAAAACATGGCTATTTTAAATCCAAACGAAATATTTTTTACATCCTTTGAACCGAAATTAAAGAATAGATTCTATATGTATGTAGAAGGAATTCCTAGTTACCTTATTAAGGGTGTAAGCGGTATGGGATTTACACAAGAAGAAATCACTCTTAACCATATAAATACTTACCGTAAAATTAAAGGTAAATTAAAATGGAATGATTTATCACTAACGCTATTTGACCCAATCACTCCATCAGGTGCACAAGCCGTAATGGAATGGGTACGCCTCCACCATGAATCAGTAACCGGACGTGACGGATACTCAGATTTTTATAAAAAGGATGTTAAAATTGAAGTATTAGGTCCTGTAGGTGATATAGTAAGTGAATGGATCATCAAAGGTGCATTTATTAAATCTGCCGAATTTGGTGAATATAACTGGGATACTGAAGCTGAAGCTCAAAACTTAACTATGGTATTAGGTATGGATTACTGTATCTTGAACTACTAATTAAAATTAATATTTTTAAAAGAACCCACAGAAATGTGGGTTTTTTTTTATCTTCCTATTTTTCAATATATTTATATCCGAATATAAAGTTTTAACAAATAAAAATCTATGAGCGAATCAAATCCAAAAACAGAAATTACTTCTGAAAAGCCAAAATTCCCTACTGAATTTATTTCTTTACCTTCTAAAGGTTTACTTTACTCAAAAGGAAACCCCCTTTCTAATGGTAAAATTGAAATGAAATACATGACAGCTAAAGAGGAAGATATTCTTACTAACCAAAATTACATTAAACAAGGAACAGTAATTGATAAATTATTGCAAGCTTTAATTGTATCTCCTATTAACTATGATGATTTAATCATTGGTGATAAAAATGCTATTATGTTAGCAGCTCGTGTTTTAGGATACGGAGCAGAATACACTTTTGATTGGAACGGAGAAAAAGTAACAATAGATTTATCTACTTTAGAAGAAAAACCATTTAATGAAAGTTTATTTGTTCCACATGAAAATGTGTTCTCATATACTTTACCTCATTCAAAAAATGAAATTACTTTTAAACTTTTAACTCATGGAGATGAAAGAAAAGTTGATGCTGAAGTAAAAGGATTACAAAAAATCAACAAAACAGCATCATATGAACTTTCTACCCGATTAAAACATATGATCATCTCAGTAAATGGTGATTCTGAAAGAAAAACTGTTAGAGAATTTGTTGATAATTATCTTTTAGCTAGAGATTCCCAATCATTCAGAGAACATTTACGTAACATCACCCCAGATATTGATATGACTATTTCTTTTGAAACATCGGAAGGCCTACAGGAGGGGGTCAGATTACCTATGAATACTAGCTTTTTTTGGCCTGACGCCGGAATATCGGATAAGTCTTTTTAAGCAAATACATGATATAGTATATCACGGTAAAGGAGGATACGATTGGTTTACAATATATGAAATGCCTATTTGGTTAAGAAATTTTACTCATAAAATGATTGCCGATAGTGTAGATAAAGAAAACCAAAGATACCAAAATTCATATGGTAACAAAGGAAAAAAAGGAATGTCAAATTCTAATTCTACAGTTACTAATATAGATATAGGAAATCCTAATCAATCCGTAATAAGTGCTATAAAAAATAATCAACGAATTTAAAAGGTGTTACAAAAGTAATGCCTTTTAATATTTATAATAAAATTATAATTATATTTTTGCATGGCTAAAAAACCACCAGCTAAAGGCCCAGCAGCTGCTCCACCACCACCACCAGCACCTGATTATTCAGGTGCAGTTGATACTTCTAAAGGATTGTTAAAAACAATGCAAAAGTTAGGTGATGTTCAAGGGAAAGTCGCTCAAGGTGCTAAAGATCTTACTAAATCCTTTAATCAAACTGGTCAAGAAGTTGATAAAGCTGGAAAGAGTAAATTTTGGACAGTGGGTAAATCATCTATGGATGGGATGGTTAGTGGGGCTAAACTATTGGGTAAGGGAATAACAGCTACTTTAAGCCCATTAGCTATGATGGCTAAAAAATTCCTAAGTGTAACATCTATAATAAGCTTTATTACCTCTGCTTATGAAAAAGGTAAAGAAGCAGCAATGAAATTCAGTACTCAAAATACTGAATTAGCTAGAACAATGGGTTTAGCACAAGGGGAGGCATCTAAATTAGCTGGGCAAGCTAGAGCCATAGGAGCACAAATGGGTATTACTAATGACCAAGCTGTACAAGCCATGGGTCAAATATACTCAGCATTAGGGTCTACAGAAAAGCTTAGTCAAAGCACATTAAACACATTTATGAGATTAAGTGTATTTGCAGGAGTATCTGCAGATACATTAGCTGAATTAGCTAAAACTGCTAAAATTACAGGACAAGATGCTGGAAAATTTGCAGATGCTGTTGCAGATACTTCATTAAGCTTTATTAAAGCCAATAAAATGGCAGTTAGTATGAAAAGCGTAATGGAGTCTGTAGGTAAAGTATCAGCATCTGTTAAATTAACATTAGGTGGTTCTGCTGAAGCTATTACAAAAGCAGTATTATCTTCTAAAAAATTAGGTATGGAACTTACAAAAGTTGAAGACATAGCTAATGGTTTATTAAACTTAGAAGACTCTATAGCTGCAGAAATGGAAGCAGAATTGCTTACTGGTAAAGATTTAAATTTAGAAAAAGCAAGAGAAGCAGCATTAAACGGTGATATGGTTACATTATCGGATGAGCTTGCTAAAAATATAGGAACTTCTGCAGATTTTGCTAAAATGAACCGGGTTCAACAAGAAGCTGCTGCAAAAGCTGTAGGTATGAATCGTGAAGAATTAGCTCAAACTTTAGCTAATCAAAAATCAATAGTAGCAGAAAATGGTAATTTAGTAGATAGCCAAAAAGATGGAGCTAAATCAATGGAATCTAGTGCTTCTATGGCTGAACAGTACCAAAGACGACAAGAAGGAATAGCTGCTGCTTTTATAGGAGTTTTCAAAGCATTAGAACCAGTTGTATTAATATTCCAAGAATTAGCTACTAAATTAGCTCCACCATTAGCTAAATTACTAAGTTCACTTGTTCCTATAATAATGCCGATTGTAGATTTAATTGTACAATTAGTAGAATCATTTGCAAGTATTTTAAATGAACTTATTCCTCCAATAGTAGAAATTGTTAAAGTATTAGTAGATGCAGCTAAACCACTTATGCAAATCTTTATGGATATAATGGCAGCTATTCTCCCTCCTGTAAAGGCTCTTTTAGAAGCATTAATACCAGTTATACAAGCAATATTTACTGCTCTTCAACCATTTTTTCTAGCAATGGCTGAACTTTCTAAAACGCTTATTCCTATAGTAGCAAGTATTCTTCAATCTCTTTTACCAATAATCCAATCAATATTTGAGGCAATTGCACCTATTATGACGCAGTTTGCTGAATTGATAACAAGTTTACTTCCAACTGTTAAGGATATTTTTACTGCTATTATTCCTATAATCCAACTAATTATAGATGCGCTTAAGCCATTTATGCAAATCTTTATGGATTTGTTAAATATGCTGCTCCCCCCAATAGCACAGTTTATAAAAGATTTAATTCCTATTATTCAAAAAATATTTGAAGCTCTTAAACCTGTAATTGAGGCATTTGCTGAATTAGCTAAAAAATTAGTTCCTATGATAGCGGAATTATTTAAAACTTTAGCTCCTGCAATACTTAAATTAGTAGATGCATTAATTCCTATCCTTACTATGGTTGCAGATCTAGCTGTAGATCTTATGCCCGTTGTTTTAGATATATTCCAAGCTTTACTACCAGCAATAATATCTTTAGTAGATGCTCTTATGCCTATTATAGAAATTATAATGGCAGTAATTAAACCTATTTTAAATATTCTTATTCCTATAATTAAATTTGTAGCTAGTTTATTTGGTGATATAGTACAAATTTTAGCAGGTGTGTTGAAATTTATATTTGATATAATAGGGGCAATAGCTAACTTTTTAGTACCTATAGTTGATGTAATTGCTGGAGTATTTAATGAAGTAGCTGTTATAATAGGGGGAATAATAGATTCTATAACATGGTTTATAGATCTTTTAGTTGATGGAGTTATGAGTGCTGTAAATTCTATAGGAGATGCAATCAAATCTATAGGACAAGCAGTTAGACAATTTCTTATTGCTCCTATTAATTTAATTATTGAAGCTATTAACTGGTTTATTGATGGTATAAATGAAGCTCTCCGTATTGAAATGCCAGATTGGATGGGAGGTGGATCATGGAGTCCTAATCTTCCAAAATTAGAATTATTAGCGTTAGCAAAAGGAGGTATAGTTACATCACCAACTACTGCCCTTATTGGTGAAGCTGGTCCTGAAGCTGTTATTCCATTAGATAGATTCCATGATATAATGAATGAAGCATTTGCTCCTGTAGTACAATTATTAACATTAATGGTTGAAGGTGGAAAAATGCAAGCTGAAACTCTTGTAGCTATAAATAACAAAGAAGCAACTATTACCTTAGATGGTAATAAAATAGGAGAAGCATTAGTAACATCATTCTCTGGGTTATTTTAATATTTATAAATAAAAACATTTACAATTATGCCAAGCTTATTAGATTTACTCCCAACTACTAATTTAGGACCTACAAACAACTATGAGGGTGAGAATCAAACTCCTTCAATTCAACCTGGAGAAGGACTTGAAGACTCAAACCTAGATTTAACAGACAATGGACCTATTAATGACCCTAGTAGTGGATTCCAACAAACCTACCTCCCAGACACAACATACAGTAATGTAGTAGGCCAAGCTGCTCCACCAGATGATGCTTCAAATCTATATAACAATGGATTTAATGGACCATATGGATTTGATATTGAAAACAATTCTCCTGTTAGTGCATACGGATTTGTCCAAACATATTTGCCTAATAATACTTACGAAAACAACCTACCAGGGTAATAAATGGGATTAATAAATTTAGTTGCTAATCAATCCGACTTTTACTACTACCAATCTAAAGGATATGTTGGTGGTTTAGGTAATTTCTCTGCTAAAAAGTTACCATATGGAGATGACTTAATGGGAAATGGGAATAGCAATCAACCATATATTAAAACCCCAATCCCTGATACCTTTTCAACAGCCCCCTCCCAAACTAAAGATGTATTTTTAAGAGGAGGAGATAACTATCTTTCTATTGTTTCTACCAATATCCAAAGAATATCAGCATTTATAAATGATGATCGTAATCCTTCTTTTGGAATATTTTTAGATAAACAAAAAGAATTATACAAGCAACAATCAAAACTCCCTTCTACTATACTCCCATCTCGCATTTATGATCCTAATAATCTATACATAAACTTAGCAGGAGGATCACAGGGATTACATGAACGAGGAAAAGGAGAATCCAATCTCCCTCCAATAAATTTAAATGCTCCTCTTGGCCCTCAATTATCTGCCCTAGCCCTTGCAGGAAGAATAGGTAATGTATTTGATAAGGAAACTACATACGAAACTCAAACCCGAACTATATATAACAATGTACAATTTGGGGGAAATTTTTTCCAAAATACTAATTCTAACAGATTAGGATTATTATGGGCTTTAAAAATTAATACTGTTGCACCAACTGGAGCAGGAATTGTAGTTGCTAATAGTTTTAATATAGCTCTTCTTAATAGTAATAATTTATTTTATTACCCTGAAGGACCAAATGGCCCATTAAACTTCTATAGAAGAGTAACTGACACTACAGGATGGTCTGATGACTCTGGAGGGATAGTTCAAATTGGATCTGCTCCTCAAGTTGGAGGAATTAATGCTTGGTTTTCTGTATTTACAAGTAAAAATTTATTTAAGTATAGTAACGATAATACTTTTAAAAATGCTCCTGTTCCTGGATCTTCAATAAAAGACTTCCGACAATTTATAAGCACTGACCAAGCACCAGATGCTGGCTCAGTTGCTGCAAATAATTTATCATTTACTGATTACACTAAATTTAACAGGATTTCTACCTATAAAATGGGTGACCCTGGGGTAGGAGGTTTAAATCGTTCTAACCCATACTCTTTTGCTCCATTAGGGGCAAACGGCCAACCAGATATTGATTCTGTTGTTGATCAAGTTAATTTTAAATCTATATACTCAAGTGATCAACCTGCTGCTGATGTTAAAGACTCAGATTCAGTCCCATTTTATATAGCTGTCATCAATTTAGATGATCCTACTAAAAATAATTATATTCATTTTAGAGCATACATAAGTGGACTTTCTGATGCTTATGGAGCAGAATGGGCAAATTTTAAATACACAGGACGAGGAGAAAATTTCTTTACATACGGTGGATTTACTAGAACTTTAAGTATGAATTTTGTAGTTCATGCCAATTCAAGAGCAGAACATAAAGTTATGTATCAAAAACTTAATTATTTAGCTTCTTTATTAGCTCCTAATTATTCAAGTTTTAATAAATCTGTAAGTGGATTTATGAGAGGTAATATAGTAAAACTTACTATTGGTGACTATTTAGTAGACCAACCTGGGATTATTACTGCATTAACATTTAATATAGATGATGGATATTCTTGGGATATAGGTAAAAATAGTGATGGAACAAAAGATGAAAACGCATTAAATTTACCCCAAACTATAAACGTATCAGGATTCTCATTTACACCTATCCATTCATTCCTTCCAAAGACACTTAATCAAGAATGGATTGATAATATTCCTAATTCTAATTTTGATACTCCATATATTAACATGGGTATTAACCAAACTACCGGATTAACTGCTAATAAGTTTACTACTTCTGGAAATGCTGCTATTACTGGTCAAGCTTTATAAGAATTGTCTTGTTTTATATTTATAATAGAATAATAATTTTATAAATGACTAGTCGATACCGAGATATAAAATCTGCAATTACTGATCCTTCTATTGATATAAAAAATAAAAGGACTTTTGCTATTATGGGAACAGTAAAATACCCTAAAATCTCATTCAGCAATGATGATATACAAGTTATCACTACAGAAGGAGACAGATTAGATTTACTTGCCCAACAATTTTATAAGGATAGTACACTATGGTGGATAATAGCCTCAGCTAATCCTAATGTGTTATCTCAAAACTCCCTTTTCCCTCCTGTAGGTAGTCAACTTCGAATTCCTATATATATTCAAAATATATTGGCCTCATATTATGTGCTTAACCATTTATCTTAATAATTAAACTATAACAAGTTATGGGAAATTTAACCGGAGAACCATTCCAGGAAGGGGTAACAAAACAAATTGACATTAGACAACGCCGTTTAGGAAAACTCAACCGCTCCCCAGAAGATTTAGTATTCTATAATAGTAGTACAGCATTCTTAAGATTAGCGTCTTCAATCGATGTTGAGTGTCCTGTAGATCCTAGTGGTAATGTAAATCCTAATCTTCCTATAGAAAAACTCCCATTTCTTACTCCGGCTTCGGATTATATTGGAAATAACTTAGCTAGAAAATGTGTATTGTTTGGAGGAACTATAGATATTTCCAATAGTAAAGATTTAACCTCAGAAAAAGCATTAGAAGCAGCATTAAATGGAACTACTACTGATCCTTCATTAAATTTTGGCCTTAATTTAGATCCATTTTCTAGACCATTAATAGGAGCATATGGGTGGGGAGGAATTCATCAAGGATATAAACCTATGCCTGCTATAATGTCTACTAATATATCATATTATAATAGAGGAGCAATAGCAAAAGCAACAGTAAAAATACAAGTTAATAGTATTAAACAGCTTGAAATTATTGATGTTCTTTATTGTAGAGTAGGATATACTATGCTTCTTGAATGGGGAAATACTATGTATTTTAATAATAATAATGAATTAGAAGCATTTAATAATTTTTCCACTGAACCTCTAATTGGTTTTTTTAATGGTTCTGCTACTCAAAATGATATCATAGCATATATTAAAAAAGAAAGAGAAACACATTCTTTTAATTATGATGCAATGTTAGGAAAAGTAGTTAATTTTAAATATGATTATAAACCTGAAGGGTATGAAGTAGAGTTAACTCTTATAGGTATGGGGGACGTAATTGAGAATTTTAAAATTAATAAAGGAACTGGAAAAACGGTAGATCCTAATGCTTTAAGTGAAAAGGCAAGTACTAGAAAAGAACAAGCAAAGAAAGCTTTAGAAGATGCTAAATCACAATTAAATGCACTTTGGAGTGATAGAGGTAATAAGATAGGATTTAAATTAAATTTAGATGATACTGTTAATACCTTTTATAATAACGCTGGACAAGCTCCGGACATTGCATCTTTTAAAGCTGGAGATGATAGTTGGTTAAATAGTACTTCTACACTGTACATACAAAAGCTAGAAGAAGTAGCTACATTTATGCAAAAACAGCATTGGCAAAACCCTTCAGTTCAAATTAATGGGGTTGGAGTTGGAGGATTCACAGACTTCCATTATAAAGCATTAGGAGTAACAACAGATATCTCCCAACCTAAAACTGATTATAAAGTTGCAGATATAAATAATAACCCACTGTTTTTAGGAGCAGCTGGAGATAAACTTGCTGCATTTGCCCAACAATTAAAATCAGCTGTATCCGCTGTTAAATCAGCAACAGCTAATATTACTAATACTGACGCTGCATTTGATCAAGCAAAAGTAATTGAAAGTAATGCTATTGTACAAAATCAAAGTAGATGTAGCCTTACTCAATGGTTATATGATAACGTATATAGAAAGAGCCAAGCTGAAGCTACAGTAGCTATTGGAGCTTATTCTAATGGTTTTACCAACCCTGTCCTAAAAATACCTTTTAAAAAACATGAGGGGCAAAGTAGCTGTAATTTTGAACAAGCATATATTAAATTAGGAGTTTTATTTAGTTATTTAAGAAATGAACTTTTAGTATATGATAGTTCTAAAACAAATGCCGCCCCTGAACAAAAAGCTACTAGCTTATCTACAGGAGTACCAATTGATGTTGGAGTTCCCTTTTTTGATTTTGATTTAGATAGGATTAAAACAGTTTGTATGAATTTCCCCAACCAAATGTCCGGAAACCCAGAAATATGTGTTATTCCTTTTAATTATTATGATAAAGAAACTCTTAAAACTCCTATAGATGGAAAAACTAAAGTTACTGCAGTATATAATTTTAATTTAATAGGAGTTGAAGATGACAATAGCGGATATATAGTAAAAGGAAACCCATATCTAGGAAGACCTTTAGACATATATGTTAACATTAATCATATAACTAATTGTATTGATTCTTCCACGGATGCATATGGTAAAACAAGTATGTTACCATTTTTAAAATCAGTAATAAATGGTATAAATGTTGCTTTAGGTGGAATTAATAGATTATCTATAGGATATGATGCTGAAATTAATTCTATAAAATTAATAGAGGAACATAATTTACAATATGAAGAATTAATGACCGGAGGTGAAATAGCTACTTTTAATGTTTATGGAATAGCTAATGCTCCCGTACAGCAATCCCAAGAACAAACTACATCTCCTAATGTAAGTAATTTATGGGGAAGTTTTGTTACTGACGCCAATTTTAGTATTAAAATCCCACCTAACATGGCAGCTATGGCCTCTATCTCAGCCCAAGCTTCCGGGAATATAGTAGGAGAAAATGCTACAGGATTATCTAAACTTAATAAAGGATTAACAGATAGAATTATTACTTTTAAACTTGACCCAGCTTCTATAGGACTCCCAACTCCTGGAGAAGCTAGTGATCCTACAGTAATTTTTGGAAAGAATTTAGATCTTCAATCAACTCTTTTTAAAGCAATTTATATTGATAAATTTTTAGATAAAGACTCAATTTCAAGTTTAGTAGATATTAATAAAGACCTAGCTTTTTATATCACAGGATTTGCGGCTGAAAAAGAAAAAATGCCACCCCCATTTTTCCTCCCATTTGACTTACAACTTACAATGAATGGCCTTTCAGGAATAACTAACTATCAAAGATTTGCAGTAACTGAAAATATTCTTCCAACTACTTATAAAACATCTGTAGTAAAAGATGATAATACAAATCAAACTGTTACTCAAGGGATTATAGATTTTCTTATTAAAGGAATATCTCATAATATTGCTGGAAATAAATGGACTACTACTATTGATAGTTTAACTGTAATTTCAAATAGATTTTCACGCTCAAAAGGATCTATAACTGTGACTAATACACAGACTAATACACAATAACCTATGAATTTTAACTCTCCTTCTACAGCCACCTCAGATTTTTTTATCCGAATTCAAGCTTTGATAGATACTATTGCTTGGAGTGAAGGTACTGACTTAAAAAATGAGAATATTGGGTATAACATGATAATAGATGGTATACCAAATGATGGGACAACTAAATATACAGGTACATATGCTTCATATAGTAAACCTAATACTTTAGAAAAATGGGGAAGAAGTTATATTAATGGAGATTCTAAATTTAATAATCACCCTAACATTTTAATTAAATGGAAGCAAGGATCTGATACTAATCAAAATAATTTTTCAAGTGCTGCTGGGAGATACCAGATCCTAGCTCCTATATGGAAAGATCTTGCGAGTAAATATTTTATTGATAATTTTTCCCCATCTAACCAAGATAAAATATGTTTAGCAATGATTGAGAGAGCTCTTCCATATGTTAAACAAGGTAAATGGGAATTAGCTATTACTTCTATTTGTAAATCCTGGCCTTCTCTCCCAGGTTCAGGATATTTAGATCAAACCGCATACCCTGTAAATAAAATATTATCTAAACTTAAAGAATATTACCAAACAAATAAACCTCTTCCCCCAGAAACTGCTGTTTTTTGTAACCAATATTTTTCTTTTTATCTTTCATGACCTATATACCTAAAAATAGAATTCTAACTAATCTATACACTGATGGATCGGAATTTGTATATGTATCAAACCCATCAAAAGAGTATATAGGATATTACCATAAATTATACACAGGAAAAATATACACAGGGAAAAACCAATATGATACTCCTATCCAGGAAATTATTCCTGCAACTCCATCAAATGTAGTTGATTCATATACAGATGTTTATATTCCTTCAATTAATAATAAAGTAACTACTATATTTAATAGCCCGTTACCCATTAACACTAATTACTCATATACCGATTCTATACTGGAGTATGCTAAATTGGTTGATGATATTCAACAGCCCACGTTAAGAGAATTACCTTCGCCATATACCCCGTTTCCACAACAGAGTGACTATGATAGTGGAAGTTTTAATAGATATTTTGCAAGAAGAAATGTTGATTCATCATATATAGAGATAGATAAACTCACATATGATAATTTTTCCTCCCAATCTGTAAGAGACTATAAAAAAGCCAAATACGCTACTGATGTATACTCAGTATACTCAACAATATGGAAAATCAGTGGAAATATAGAAGCTACATATAATTCTAATTCTACATCTATAAAAGATATTCAATCTGGTAATAATATTAAAGGATTAGATGCATATTTAAAGTATAATTTTTTGCAATTTTACAGATACACTCCCCAAAATGGCTTATTCGCATCCGGAGATGAATTAATTACAGTTACTGGAGAATCATATAGTGGATACTATCATATAGAGGAAATAAAAGGACCTACTGAAGACTCAACCCCAGCTATTGGTCAAAGAAAATTACTTTATCGTAAGTACTCACCACAATTTCAACAAAAGAAAACTGTTAGAAATTTGGGAATAGGATAATATTTTATTATATTAATATTGTACTAATAAATAAAGGTTATGTTTTGGTTAATAGAGACTCCAACTCAATTGGAGGCA